GAAACTGTTCACGCTCTGATAGAGTCTCTTTGAATCGCTCGTCAAAAGCCGATCGAAACCATGCGTCGAGCCGGTCGATCGCCATGTGTGATTCCAGCCGTAGGGGGCCTGACCGTTCGGAGCAGGGATGCTTTTTTCAAGGAACATATAGGTCAGCCGCCACGTGTGGTCGATAGTAACCTCGTCACCGTTAACGACGACGACATATTCCGTAGCGGCTTGCGCGCCCTCGAATAAGAGCGTTTCCGCAGCGAAGCCACGCCATGTCATGGAATTGATACAGCCGACGAACACACGCATCGCATCCCACGGCGGTGAAACGACGTGATTCCATGTGAGCCGGTGTGTGGTAATCGGCACCCGCACAGCGCGCGGCGTCTCGGGATCGACCGGCGCGGCGGGTTCGGTCTGCCAGTGGAGGCCGTTTGTCGGCACATGCAGATACTCGCCTCCGACGTCGCAATCGTAAGAGAGAAACGTATTCGATTGCGGCTCAATCGGACTTGCGCCCGGCCAGGGCGTGTAGGTGCTGGCCAGAGATTCGTAGGTAATCGTCAAGAGACACTTGCGCCCGGTGTAATTGGCGATGTCTGAGCGAATATCGGAGAACTCGCCGCCGTCGGGCACGTCCTGGAATGCCTCCGCGCTGATCGAGACGGCATAGACGCCGTCGGCGTCGGGGTAGGGCGCGCGGCCCAGGTCGCCGAACTCCTGACCCTGCCCGAGCAGCGCGCGGATGATTTTTTTGCGGTCCTCCCAGAGGCAGAAAATCCGGCGCTCGGCAGAAATGCCTTTCGTGCTGTACTTTTCGGTGATCTTTAGTTCACTGAATGGGGTAGACATTTTTGGTTTCGGGGCCTATTGACTTTTCGGAGGACGGCGGAGTAGGGTATATTTGGAGGTTTCCAATGTTCACGGCTCAACTTCGCGTCATTTTTTGGATGCTCGCTGGCGGCATTCTCGGTGTTCTGATCGGCAATTTCACGATCGAAGGTCGTTGTGCCTTTTTGGTCGAACACTGTCGCTTGCTCAACTATGCCACCCTTCCTTATGGCGGACTCGGCTTAGCGGCGGGCGGCATTTTCGGCGCGTTGCTCGTCATCGCGACGAAACGCTAATCGCCCCACACCGCCTGCGGCAGCACCGCAGCCAGTTGATTCGGCAGCTTTTCCAGCTGTTGATTGACTCTCGCTAATTCCCCTTTCTGGTCTTTAGCAACGGCCAGGAGCGCGTCGGCCTTCGGATTGGCGACGGACTGTACCAGGTTGGCGAACTCCGCGAATCCGACGGTGCCGATGGTCTGCCGACTCGGTTCGGCGGCTTCCTTTTTCGCTGAACCACCAAACCATTTCCGAACCCACGGCCCGATACCAAGCAGACCAGCCAGATAGCCCGCGCCGCCGGGCATGAGTCGTTCCATCCAGGCCTCTCCAACGCGCCCGCCGAACATGTGACCGATGCCCTGCCCCGCCTGCTTCGCAGAGGTGAACGCATCCAAAATGCCGCGTTTCACTGAATCGTAAAGCGCCACGCCTGCACCTGCGGCGGCGCGTGTGCCGGCCGGCCCCATGGCGGCGTCGATAACATTCATGCGCCATTGGAGTTGGCGCATTTCTGGTGAAACCGACGGAATCTGCGACGCCTTTTCGATTTCGGCCATGCGCTGCGCATGTTCCATGTCGATGCGCACCGCAGCGCCGCGCACATTCAGTCGATAAGCAAGCGTGTCCTTGGCGGCGGCGTAATCCGAAAGAGCTTGCAATTCAGCCGCACGCCGTCGCTGCCATGCGCCTTCTTGCGCTTGAGCCTGTCTTTCGCGCGCAATTAGCAGCTGCGCTTCCGCTTCGTTTCGCATAGCCTCGAGCGCGCGCGGCGTCTTGGATTTAATGCCCTCCTCAAACTCTCGATTCGCCTTGTTCGTCGCCTCCTCTCCGGCTTGCATCGCGTCCAGGTCTCGCGTCAGTTCGAGCAGCCGCTCGAGCGTGTCGCCTAATTTCTCGCCGCGCAGGTACGCCGTCAGCATCGCCGCGCCCAACGCCGTCACGGCCATGATTAGCGCGCCCATCGGCCCGGCGCCAACCCCTCCCAACGCCCCGATGCCCGTCGCCAACTTGCCGAATCCCGAAATCAATCGCGGCAGAATCGCCAAGCCGCCCAAGGCCGACACGCCGAAAATACTCCACGTTTCGATGTTGTCTTTCTGCGCAGTCGAAAGACCGCGCATCGACTCCACGACTTCCATAAGTTTACCGGACAGTTTTTTGAGTACCGGAAACAGCGCGCCGCCGATCTCCTCGGCCAAATCTCCAACCTGGTTCTTCAGCATCTTCAGCGAACCCGCGAACGTCTGCGCGTCCGCCCGCGCCAGCCCGCCCATCTTCGCCGCCAGCGCGTCGAGTATAACGCCCTGCGCCTTCGCATGTTGGCCCGTCTCCCAAAGCGACTTGATGACTTTTTGTTGCGATTCCGAGAACGTGATTCCGCTGCGCCGCAACAACGTCAAGCCAACCGTCGGATCATCGAGCGCCTTGCCTAATTGAAGCGCTGCCGAGGCCAAGTCCGTCCCCATGTGCGTCGCCAGGTCTTGCGACGCCTCGACAGCGCGCCGGAACACGTCGCCCTTGATCGCACGAAAGGCCAATAACATGCGCATGGCCCCGAGCGTCGTGTCATCGCCGAAAGCGGTAACGCGCTGAAGGTCGCTCGCCATCTTGTTGAGCTGCGCCGCCGACCAGCCGGCTGCCTCGCCGGTGGCGCGCAAAACGGATTCCAGCCGCCGCTCCGCCTGCTCCTGGTCTGCCATCTGCTTGACCGCCCAGGTCATGACCCCGGTTCCGACGAGCAAAAGCCGCTTGGCATGGACGCTCATCCGTTCCAGCGTCTCGCCGAGCCGCTTCACATTCGCCCGCACGCGATCCATGACGGTGTTGAACGTGGTCTCGCCGCTGACCTGCAACTGGACGAATGCTTCTGCCAGTGGAAATTCGTTCATAGATGCCTCGCCAACCAGCGCTGTTTTTGCACGATTCTGGCCCGGTCAATCGCGGCAGCCTCGCTCTCCTCGATCCGGCGAATCTCGCCCGGACACGGATCATCGGATAGTGCGGAATAAATCTGCGCAATCGTCATGTCGCTGATCTCCGCATACGTCCACCCGTATTGCCGACTCAGGAGACGAAACCACAACTCCCACGGAAGGGGCAATGGTTTCGTTATGCTGCCGTCTCCTGAGTCGGCGGCATAGGGTTTGGCGACGGCAAGCCGCTCGCTTTTTGCATCAATTCCCGCAATGCCTCGTTGCCAAGCGTTTCCAGCAATTCTCCCGCACGCTCCAAGGTTACATCGGGGTGTTTCTTGCGCACCGAGAGCCAGAAACAAAACACCAGGCCATCGACTGACGCCATGAACTCGTCGAGTTCGACTGCGGTAACGTGCCTCGCGCGCATGGCGTCATCATACGCCTTTTCCAGGATGGCGCGCCGCTCGTCCGCCGGCAGGTCGGCGGCCAGCCGCTTCGCCACGGCGATCGGATCGCCGCGCGATGCCGTAATGCGCCGTTCGATCTCCGCATAGTCGCGGGCCGTCAGCGGCGAGAAGGTAAACTCCTCGCCGCCGATCCGCACCGTGTCTTCCAGGGCAACAAGTTCAGGGAGATTCATCACGCGCTCCCGGTTGCAATCGTGAGCGCGCCGCGCCCGCGGAACTCGACAGTGTAGGACAAAATCTCGCCGCCCTCCAGCGCGACGTTCCGGCTGATTTTCCCGATGCGGATCGAGCCGCTCAACGTCTCTGCGCCGGTGTATAGGGATACGCTCGCTGTATCGCCGAATTTGAACGACGGCGGTTCCGTGAGCGTCAGTGTGCCGCTCCAGCGCTTCGCGCCGACCTCGTTATCCTCCCAGCCGTTCGTCGTCGAATCGACGTAAGCAGCAATGTTGCCGTCCTCCTCGACGGTGAACGCCGATACCGGAATGGCAGAGGAGCTGTATTGCACAACGCCATCCTTACCTGTGTGTTTCGCCATGTTGAAATCCTTTCGTTAAAAAAGGTTTACACCCCGGAACTTCCCGTCGCCGAGGTGGTGATCGTTCCGATAATCGCAATCGAGTAGGTTACATCCCCGCCCGATGCCTCCAATTTCAAATTCTTGTGTGTGTCGTTGACGGCCCAGCCCCATTGACGATTCGCCAGCAAGAGCGGCGAATCGAGCGGCACGGAAACCTTGTCGCCGTCCGCACCGAAGGGATAGCTCCATTCGTCCGACTCCGCGCCGCCGACGAGCAATTCTCCTCCGCTAGTCGATTCGTTCACGATGAGAATGGCCTTGACGGTAAGGAACGTCGTCGTCAGCGTCTTGCCCAAGACCGTGCGCGTCAACGCCGACAGGTCGAGCGTCTCCGTAGCACCGTCGAGAAGAGCAACGTGTTCCTTGTGCCAGCTCGCGTCGGCCTCATCCTGGTCGTTGCCGTCGAGGTGGTATTGGTTGTACTCGAGATAGCCGTTATCCACAGCGCCTTCGTCCCAATTCCAGCCGATATAGGCTCGTACCTGCGCTTTATGGCTCATACGCTCACCGTACACTCGAAGTCCAGAATGAAATACCAATCGCCGTCATCGTCTTGCAGCGGCTGGTAACGCACGAGGCGCATGGCGACGACGCGCTGCTCCGTCGCCAGGTCGAACGCCGAGCCGTCGAACGCCGCCTTGACCGCATCGGCTATCGCCTCGCCCTCGTCGTAATGATCGAGGTCATGGTAGATCGTGATGCGCACCGGAACGGATTCGATGCGCACGCCGTCGCTGCTGCGGCCAACGACGAAATCGCCCGGCCGCGTGATGGTCGCGTAGGGCACCGTCGGATCAGCTGCGAAATAGATGCCCGTCGAGACGGACGAGACCGGCAAAAGCGCCGAAAGCGCCGCGTCTGTCGCCCATCGCTCGTGGATCAGTTTTGCCAGATTCATCGTTTCGCCCTCGCCGCTCGCTCGAAGATGCCTCGCAATCGCTGCACATTGTTCTCGACCGCCGGCACCAGCAGCGGGCGCTGCTGGAAGCCGGCCTTTGTATAGCGAATGCCGAGTTCATGGAACGTCATGTAGCGCGCGGCGCGCGTGTAGCCGACTCGCACTATGAGACCGTTGCGCCCGCCGACGATGTTGCTCCGCCCGAAGCCCGTGCGGGCGCGCGGCGGCTCGCCAGGGTACGACGGATACGGGTAGATCGTTCGACTCGTCGCATTGCCGCCAGCCCGCGGCCGGCTTACAGTAACCTGAACGCCGCGATTGGGCACGCTCGCCATGTGCTTGGCGATGCGCAGCAGTTCGAGATACACGGCATCGAGGCCAGCTTCCAATTGACCCCGTATGATTCGCTTGAACTGCTCGCCGTTCCATTTAAGCTGCACTGCCATTAGCTGACCTCCATTTCCAGGAGACCTCCCACATCCTCCGCCCGCGACCAGCCGAGAATGTTGTAGGTCGTTCCATCGTTCGTCTTGACGCGGCACCGCTGATCCAGGTCGAGGTCTTCCGCAATGAATACCTTCCATCGCGCGGCGGTTTGCATCGCACCGTCGGCGACGCCGACGGTAGACTCGACCGGCTGCACGCGCGCCCGCACACGCTTCCAGACCGTCCATGTCCGCTCGATGGCCCCCTGCGCCCCCTTCGCGTATGTCGCCCGCTCGATGGCCACCGTAGAATCCAGCCCGTGCACCACCGCGAGGTTTCGCGTAGTGCATCTGTACCGCTTCGCCAGCGTTGCGAGTTGAACGTCCAGGATCGTGTATCGCTCGCCGTCGGCATCTTCGATCACGTCGCCGATTTTCGGCGTAGCCTCGACGGCCGAGACTGCGAAATGAAATCGGACATCGCTAGCTGTGTATTTTCCATTGCTTGCCGCAGCTTCGCGCGTTGTGATCTCGCGCCGCAGCGCCTGGGCGATGTTCTCGCTGTCGCCGCCGCGGCGGTGCAGCGTAATCGTCGCCAGGCCGTCCACCACGGCGGCGAAGTCCGCCGATGGATTGAGCGCGAGCGTCATGGCGTATATCCTTGACTCGAAATCTCAAAGGGCGATTCCGCCGCCAACTGGTCGTTGCACCATTCGACGGTTCGTTGAAGCTGCGCCAGGTATTCCCCCCAGGATACGGTTTGCCCGTCGATGCTGTAGGATGGCTTCGGATTCTCCGTCAGGTCGGCAATGAGCGCCAACGTCTGTGTCTTGATCGCTGCGATTCGTTCGGCGTCGGTCATCTCAGAGAACCTCCACGCGAAAACGGACTAGGACTTTCTCGCCGCTGGTCGGCGTGATCGTGTACTCGACGAGATAGTTCCGGCCCGCGATGGCGAAGGCCGGATTCGTGCTGATCGGCGGCGTATGTCGGAAGTTGTAGTCGCTCGCCTGCGCGTCTGTTTGCAATTCGTCGAAGATCACGTCGTTGATGGTCAGCGAGACGGCGCTGTGGCCCGTTACCGCCGTTCGGCTGTCCGGGTCTTGGTCGTCGAGCAGATAGATCGAATAGGCTATCGACGATACATCGGCACGTTGGATGTCCGCACCGTCGAGGTAGACGCGGGCGCAGAGACGGGCGGTGCCGCCCTTGAAGGCAGTAACGTAGATGTCGGCGTCGCTGGTGCTGGCGGACGGCGCGTTCGCGCCGCTTGTCGAGGATAGCGCCCGGCCGGGCGCCGACCAGACCGCTGTAGCGATGGATGCGACCAACGACGAGAGGCTCGTCAGCGTTCGCGTGGCGTAGCCCCACACGGCAGATGCTATCGAGCTGGTGGTTGGCAACGCTGCAATCTGCTCGTCCAGATTGGCATCGGCCAGGCCCACGGCCGCCCGCACGCCCGCCGCGTCGAGCGTGCTCGTGCCGATGGTCGGTTTGTTGGATACGTCGTTTGCCCAATCCAGCGTGGCCGGCGACTTCGCCACGGCCGCCCCCGCCGCGTGCCGCGTCGAAATCGCAACGTCGATGCGCGCCAGTTCCGTCGCCAGTTCCGTCCGCACCTGCGAAGCGATAGCCGAGAGCGTGAGCGTGTCGAGGTCGGGGAAGCTGGCCTCCAGTTTTGCCACTATCGCCGCAAGAACAGCCTCGTGCGTCTCGTCGTCGATGAGGTCGGCCTCCAACGCGGCCAGCAGATTCGTTTTCCATGTGTCGGCGTCCACTGCCTTGATCGTTGCAACATCCACCTGCTGCGTTGCAGGCACCACCGCCTGCACCTGCTGGCTCGCCAATGCCAGCGGGGCCGTGCCGAGCCACTGAATGAGCGAAACATCGAGGGCGTCCGTCCCGGCGACCAAAGAATCGTAGACGTTCGCCGGCACCACGTCGAGCCGCACAGGCGCAGCGGCGTAGCCCGAGAGGTTCAGGGCTATCTCTGCGCTGCCCAACGTGTCGAGGTCGTTGGCCGTCAACGCCAGGGCGTACATGCCTTGATTCTTGTGCGTGAACGTAGCCGACAAATCCAAGGCGGTCTCCACGCCGTTCTTGTAGATTTTTGCGTCGGTGTAGGCAATAGCCCCGGTGTAAGGCAGCCCGGCCACGTCGAGCACGGGACCGAAGGCGATGGTTCGCGCTGTATTCTGCTTCGTGATCATGCCGCCTCTCCGCAAATCAAGAGCCGTCGTCTTCGTCCCGTGAATCCTCCATAGACGCGCCGCCGTTCGCGGAACATGCCGAGCGGGTCGGCATACAGCCCGCGAATCTCCGCCAACGACAGCACGCGATTCCAAACCCGCGCTAGGCCAATCCGGCCGTTGAAGTAGAAACTAGGCGTTCCAGAGTGATTCGC